TTATGATGTCCCCAACTGACCTCCACGCCCGTTTCCGCTGGCTTCCACGAATCTCGCCGGCTCTGGTCATGCGTTATGCTAAAATGGATTGGGATGCTTGTGTGGTGATTGTGAAGCTGATTAATGTGATGAGAGATGCAGAGGGGTTGAATCGGAAGAAATGGGCGAGGATTAGATGAAAAAATACAAAATACAAACACAAATAGGCACAGAAATTAAGATGTTCGAATGCATTGATTATGATGATAGAATGTATCTGAAATGTATTGTAAACCATCAAATTATAGCTATCTATGCGCCTAATTTCTGGTTGTCGATTGAAGAAATGAGCGAAGATTAATTTATGGGAATCTACTATAGGGCTATAGATCATATGGCAAAGCAATTCATTGAGCCGATCGGTAGCATTAAATTTCCTGGCATCGTAAATCCTGAGAGTATTTTCCCTCATTTGGTGATCTTAGCTAACGCGCTACATGGGCGTTTTGAAATAGAAAACGACATGCATAATGATTATTATGTAGAAGGATATGAAGATAAGACTCAATTTTATTTTGAAATGCTGAAACGATATTTCCCTGATTTTGATTTCGATGTTGGAAAATGGAGAGAAGAAATGGGTGAGGATTAGATGAAATTCATAGAATGTGGTGCTTGCGGTTTTCCTTTTTGTCCTTTGATTCCCAGTGAAAAAATGTGTGCTGTTTGTACTCAGAATATAATTGAAAGACAAATGGATGTTGTTATTGATTTGGACAAATACACTATGGATCGAGGTTTAAAATCTATCGAAATAACACTTCAGGGCGTTAAATATATTTTCTCAGCGGATGATTTAGTGGTGCTATTGAGGACATTTAAGAATCTGGTGGATGAAAAGAAGATTGACAAACCGTCCAATTAAAACCGCAACTATATCGATTTTTTAAACATAACGTAGAATATAAGACGTGACCAACGCATTTTCCGAAAGATTCGACCCCGATTGGATAAAAAGAGTTAAGGCATTGTAGGAATATCAGGAAAAATTGAAGACTGAGCCGGAAAAACCAGGCGCAAGTTATCCCGTTAAACCCCCTCCTTCCCCTCTCCTGAAATAATCTCAACATCGTCTTTTTTGATGGTCAAGTGCATTTCTGTTGCGCTTCTCATCAATTTTACAGGCTCTTCATGTTTCGATATCTTCGAAGCTTGAAAATCCGTTTTACTTTCGACTGGCTTCCTTCGCCTGAATTGGAAGCAACAGCAGTTATTGCAGCTGTCACTAACGTTAACTGTGCTTTCTGCGTGTATGCTATCGGGAGACATAGATACCTCCTTTTATCTGAAAAATAACATACAAATTATTTTCGACATAGTATATAAGGGATTTATATAGATGATTTAACACGGGTAAACATGGGCGCTTATGATAATGTAGCCGTTGGCATGGTCGATCCGACCGATGTTGATTCCAAAAACGCAAAACAGCTCGCCGAATATTTCTACCAAAGCTCGTATCCTTCTAATTCGGCATTTTGGCAGCAAGGCTTTGTTGACAAGCGGTTCAAGGTCGGCGATCAAGGATTTATGGGGATGTTGTTCGGCGACGAAGAATATTTTGCCAACCGCAGATACTTCTTTAACTATATTCTGCGCAACATAAACATGGTCGGTGGCAATCAGCGACGTAATCGCAAATCAACAATCACTTTACCCCTGCATGAAAATGACGCCCTATGCGATGACTACAACGCGGTTTTGAAATGGTGCGAAGGCAGGGATGGATTTGCCGAATACTTTTCAGAAGCCTTCGAGGGCGCTATTACAACAGGTCTTAACCTTCTTAATTTATACATAGACTATACAAACGACCCAATTTCTGGCGACCTCTGCACATCGGTTGTCGACTACAATAATATTTTGCTTGATCCAAATTGGAGAAAAATGGATTTTTCCGACCTGGGTTTCGGTTGGCGAAGGACATGGAACAGCAAAGAGCGCACAAAATGCCTGCTGCCTGGTCGAGACAAAGAAATTGATAAACTCCAAGCCTCCAACATCAAAGACGGTCGCTTCCCTCTGCAAGCTGAATTGCTAAATCTAGATACTAGCCGGCTGTTTCCATACGATGAGATACATTATAGAACCACACGCAAAGCAAAAATGATAGTCGACCCATTCTCAGGCGAGGCAGTTGAATGGGAAGAGGATAAAGATGAAGTGAAAGACGCACTTAAGCAGATACTAGCGCAACAACCTTGGCTTAAAGTTAAAACAATGGATGTGCCGACAGTAAAACTTATTATCATGATCGGATCTAAAGTCATGTATCACGGTCAAAATCTCCTTGGTATTGATTCGTATCCTTTCGTCCCTATGGTGTGTTATAGGGAGCCTGACATGCAGTCATATGCGTGGAGGCAGTTTGGCCTAGTCAGAAATAGCAGATCGGCACAATATCTTTTCAACCTGCGTAAGATCATCGAAATGGACATCTTGCAATCTCAAATTAACTCTGGATGGATTTATCCGACAGATGTTGTTGTAGATCCGAAGGCATTCAGGCAAAAAGGACAAGGGTTTCTAGTACCATTGAAGAGCGGTCACCTTCCAAGCGAAATACAAAGAATCGATCCTCCGGCTATCCCTCAATCGATGATTGAAATATCTAAGAGCTTACAAATGGACATTATGCAGATTTGCGGTGTCAATGAAGAGCTTCTCGGATCCGCGGAAGATGACAAGCCTGGTATATTGTCGATGCTAAGACAGGGAGCCGGTTTAACTACGCTTCAAAGCGTACTTGACAGGGCCGATTATACCCAAAAAATCTATGGTAAAATACGAATGGAAGCATTCCGAAAGAATTTTTCAAAAGGAAAAATTGCCGGAATCTTAGGAAAACAACCACATCAGAATTTCTTCAGCTCTGTTGCTCAAAAATACTCAATCGATGTGGGCGATGGTAACTACTCGCAGACCCAACGGCAAAAAGAATTACAACAATTGCTTTATTTTAAAGAGATTGGTATGCCTATTGCTGACAAATCAATCATGCGTGCGGCCATCATTTGCAACAAGGATCAGGTGATTAAAGAGATGGAAGAGCAAGCGCAAGGCCAGCAGCAGATGCAGCAACAACAAGCGCAAATGCAAGCTCAAAAAGATCAGGCCGATATTATGACTAAATACGCCAAGGCTAGGCGCGATATTGCAGGGGAAGCCGATCTTCAAGCCAGCTCTACAGAAAAGCTTGCCAAGGTCGAAGAGATTCACGCCGGAGCGGAACAAAAACGAGCGGCCGCTGATCTTGACATGCTTAAATTGATGATATCGCTTGAGGATATGGAATTCGCCCAGTTAAGATCAAATCTTGAGCTGGCACAAATTATTAAACAACAAAATGCCCAACCAGTGGCATAAGGGGGAGAATATGGCAAAAAAAGAAGGACTTAAAAAAATTGGCGGCCCAAAAGCGCATTTTGAAAAAGACATGGGAATGCTTGGAGCCGGAAACATGAAATATGCTAGTGAAATGGGAGCGGCTGAAGAGCTCAAAAAAGCCAATGAAGGCTTGATTAACTATGCTAAGACTCATAGAGCTAAATACTAGGAGACATTTTATGTCTAAAAAAGAAAAGCCTAAAAGAATGGTTGATCATTGGGAAAAAGACATGAGGGATGTACCCAATACAGCGCGTAGTATCGTTATAGGCGCAGCTTTTAACCCTCAGCCTCCTTCAAAACGTATCAAAATGTATGAAAAAGTAAATGAGTGCGATTATTAAAGAAACTCTTGGGGAAAAATACCATAAAGTCAAGCAGGATTCTACAAAGTATGATCCGCTTGATATGGCTTTTGGTATGCTTGAAAAAGTGCCCCAGGAGTTAATTAATTGTGCCCAGAGACATAAAAGCATTTTTGATGAAGAAGAATATTTTATTGGATATGTTATTTCGGACGATCCTATTTTAAAGGGTATCAGAAGAAAGAAATATTATGCCTTGATGTTTATGCCAACGCCTGTGCCAGAACAGGCAATTTGGCTTTACAATAAGGTGTTAGATACGTATCGGTTTATGTGGTGTTTACCGGCTCCGTGGCCTATGGCTAACTATGCGTCATTAATTCACGTAGACAAGAAAAAGGCCAGGATGAAAGCCTGGTGTAAATCTTATTTCGATGGGACGTTTTGGGAAACTATAAGGTCGATGCACGGAATAGAACATTTGTCCGAGCATGAATTTAGACTAAAGCATCGTGACAAAATCCCTGATTTTGTAGTTGATCATGTTAATGCGTGCTTGACCGAGCCCTTTGATTTTGGTAAGGTCAGCTTCGGAGACGTCGACCACTCTCAAAAGCTCATTCCGTTTAAGGATATTAGCGATGGGAGCGGGAAGGCACAAACAGTCGATTGACACATCCGCTAAAAGCACATCTATCGCTTTTGCGTATCTATCATGATACTGTTTAACTTTTTCATCATTTAATTTAAATTCACTGTTCAAAAGGATACCATGACTGAAGTTATTGAAAATCAAAATACAGAACCAAAACAAAATATTCAAGAAAATATTGTGCAACCCGAAACGCAGGTTCAAACTACCACCGAACCTGATGGGGATGTCCATTGGAGAAACTTTCGCGAGCAGCGCAAAGAAGAGCGAAAGCAGCTTGCAGAAAAGGAACGCGAATTAAAGAAAAAGAATGAAGAAGCTGAAGCATTGAAAAAAGCGCTTGAATCTGTTATGGCTCCGGCGCACATACAACAACCGCAGCAACCCCAATATCAATATGATCAGTACGCTGCGCCGCAAGAAACGGAAGAAAAACGAATATTAGATAAGGTCAACGCACTACTTGATCAGAAGGAAAAGGAAAGGGAACAGAAGCGAAGACAGGAAGAGATCGCATCTTATCCGCAAAGACTTCAAAATAACTTTTCGGACTTCACTCAAGTCATCAACACCGAAAACTTAGATTATTTAGAGTATCATTACCCGGAAGTCGCAAAAGCCTACGGCATGTTGCCCGATAGTTATGAAAAATGGGAGGGTATTTATCGCGCCGCGAAACGTTTTATTCCAAATATTGACAGGGAGAAGGATATGAAAAAGATGGATAAGAACTTGGCCAAGCCCGTTGCAATGTCGCGCCCTGGCATGGCAAGCAATACAGAACAAGCTCCACATATAGGACTATCCGACGACCAGAAAGCTAAAAACTGGGAGCGTATGAAAAAAATGATGAAAGGTGTTTGACAATAAATAATTGCGAAATTAGTATGAAGTCAAACCGTTTTACAGCTTGTATGAGGTCAGCACTCTAGGTCGTAATGTTCCGATCATCACCGAATCGGATGTAAAGCAGTTTTACATAGGCAGTTTTGACGCCCCGCCCGCGTAAATAATTAACAACTATTTAACGAGGGCGTATGGCTACAGGTATAACCAACATTTTCAATAATGCGCCGGAATTGCCTCTTCAATATATTGAAGACTTTCTGAGCACACCACAATTTAACTTAATTAACTCATTTGGCGCTGATCTGCACTATGCAGAAGCCCATATCGGCCAAAACATTCGTTTGTCTTGGTGGCAGCCGCTTTCAACCGATGGCGGTCAATTGGACGGATCCGGTATTGATCCAGCTCCAGAGATTCCCGTTCGTATCGACGTTGATGCTAAATCAGAAGTATTCGGTAAAGCCATCACCGTTACAGAGCAGGTTACGCTCTACGAAAACGACAAAGTTATGACTAAATATATGGCTCTCGGAGGCCAGTGGATGCGTGAAAAAGAAGACTTGCTTATGCGAGATCTTTATGCTTCTTCGCCAACTTATCTAAACTGTATCGGCGGTACAAACGGCGACCAGCCTTCAAATATTTCGCGTCCAGATGTCAACAACATTGAAAAAATCTTGCTCGGTAACGATGCAAGAACAATGCTTGAAGTCAACGAAGCGGATTTGAAGATCGGTACAGGCCCGACAAGAGATGCCTTCGTTGCACTCTGTTCGACCGATTTAACCTCCGATCTTCAAGCGGTTGACGGCGTACAATTGAAGAACGTCTATCCTAATCAAACAGGTCTTAGACCTGAAGAATATTGCGCAATCAGCCGATTCCGATTCTTTGTCTCTTCTAAAGGGATTAAATTTCCTAACAGTTCAATGCTAGGAGCTACAGTTTATAAGATCCCGATGTACGGTGTCGAAGCAACTTCCAAGATCGAGCAGAATGGATATACAGCTAGAGCCGGTTTCCGTCCTGATTGGGTTGTTTCAAACGTAGCTCAAAACAGTCAGTTGTATTTCAAGTTTGCTATGGCCAGAGCGGTCAACAAGCAACAATGGCTCAGCGGACTTAATGCAACAGTAAGACTTTAAGGAGGACAATATGGCTTTTACTCAAATTTACGGCGATGTTTATACCGCTGCGG